ATAAGCATGGTTGTTATTTATATGATGGTAATAGGGTAAATAATTTACTTGAAAAAGGTGGTAGGCGTCTAATAAGCGATGATGACTGGGCAAGTTTTATTACAGTAAAGGATACAAGTGACGCTGATCCCGGTGGTAGTATGATTGGATATGTACCAAAGAAAAGACAATTAATTGTTGTAAAGGATTCATTTAATAATACTGATAGTGGTGATATGTATTTATTCGATATGATTACTCAAAGCTGGGCTTTTGGAGATTCTAAAATTATAGGAACTGGTGGAGCTGTGGAAAGGAAAACAAACTTTGTAAATGACTGGAATGGTGACTTGGTACATATAAATGATGAGGCTAATGGCTCTGTATTTAAGTGGGATGATGCTGCCGACCTTTCTGCTACTCTTAGCTTAGTAACAAAAGATATAGATTTTGGACAACCAGCTCAAAGGAAGAAAATATATAAGGTATATGTATCGTATAAGGGTGATGGAACAGGTGTTACTATTAATTATGGTTTTAATGGGGATAATGATACTCATACAGGACAATTTTTTAGATGTAATGCTGATGGTTCTACCACAGGTGCAACTGCAAGCAATGTTCCATTACATCAAGGTAGTGTTGGTACTGATGATTGGGTAAACGCAGAGCTTAAACCAACTGCTTCTATAAATAATAAATATAGTTTTCAGTTAAAGTTTGATGGAACTAGTACTGATGCAAATTTTGAGATTAATGATATATCAATAGTATATAGATTAAAGAATGTAAAATAATATGGGAATGACAAGACAAGAAAGAGTTGCTTTACATAGTAAACAAGAAAGAACTCACATTAGAAGTGGTACTCCAGTTCCAAGTGATTTAAGGGAAGGAGTTGCTGAGTTGAGAAGTGTCGCAGGTGATGGATTAGTAGAATTTGTTAAGCACAATGGTGTTTTGCATAAGAAAGTATTAGATAGAATGACTTCTCACTCAAAGAGTAATATATGGTATGATCCTTCTTTAGAAAATAATTGGGTAACTTATAGTGCATCTTCGTATAATAACCCTCAATATATGATTGATAGTGATGGATTTGTTCATCTTAGAGGACTTTTAAAAAACGGTGATGCGGCAAGTGATGATATGTTTTCACTTCCAGCGGGATTTAGACCTATAGAACGCAATTTATTTGTATCTTATTCAAATGCAGGAGCTTGTAGAATTGACGTTGATACTGATGGTGATGTTTGGGCTCAAACCAATGGTAGCACTGGATGGACTAGTATAGATGGGATAACTTTCGAGGGAGGCTATTAGAAAGTGTTAGATAAGAAATCATGTTATTGTTAAATTAAGATAAAGCATGCCAAGTAAATCAATATATGACGTATATTTTGGAGCAGGCGAAGCTGCTGGTGAATATGAATCATCACTGCGTGGAGCTAGTGATGTGTGGGGTGATATTGAACAGTCCCAAAAAATGGGTGCGTTAAAGACACAACGAAGGGAAAGAGGTCTTGACACAATATTAGCAGCCACTGAGCTTACCAGTCAAGTTGCTGGAGGTCTTGAGAAAAGAAAGGAATTTAAAAGTGCTTTGGCCAGAGTGGGCGGATCAATGGGCGAAGGCATAGTTGGTCAAAAGGTAGGTAAGGGTGGAGAAGATTGGGGAGAAATATCCGGCTTTAAAAAATTGTTTCAAAAGCCTCAATGGAAATTTGGTGATACAGCAACAATGGGTAGAGAAGATATTAGTATAGCTAGTGATATGCTTAAGTATGGTGGTTCGCCTGATTATACCAGATTTAAACCTAAAAGCGCAGCTGAAGAAGTTAATCTACAGGGTCAAGCTGATAGAAAAGCTCATTATCAATCAGAAAGTGATAGGTTTGCAGGCATGGAAGCGGATTCTGCTAAGATGGAGGCTGAATTTGCAAAAAGAGAAGCAAGTGGTGGTAAATTCTATGGAGAAAAAACAGGTTTTGATATAGGGGATATTGTTGGAGGGAAGTCTATTTTCGCAGCTGGTAAACAAAAGTTATCATCAGCCTTAGGTGGCGATCCTAAAACGGATGATCTTGCTGATAAGCAAAAGTCTGTACATGAGGCAAATAAAATAAGAAGGGAAAAAGAAAAACTAAGAAAGTCAAAAGCAGCTGAACAAAAAGAGTTAGATAAACCGGCTCCGCAAGGACTTGAGAAACAAATAGAAGCTGCGGCATCTTTGGTTACTAAGACTGATACTGGTAAAGATGTTTCTGCAACAGCTGATCCAGTAATTAGCCCAATTAAAAAAATTGGGTCTGGAAATTTAATTGATCGAACGACTGGTCTTATGGGAAGTATGTGGGATTTAATTTCAGGTGGGTAATAATGGCAGGTAGAACACTAGCAAGAAATCATTTATCAGCCATGGCTAACAAAGGCAGGTACGGAGATACTGAGATAGCTGAATCCAAGTTTGTTAAGCCTGGATCACTATGGCATGTTAATAAAGAAGAAGAAAGAGCTATGACTCTGTATGGAGCTGAGGGAGAAAGAATGGTTGATGCGATTGGTTCTGGTACAATAAACCCTGAGACTGGTTTAGAAGAAAAGAATCCTTTAATGATAGCAGCTGCTGTGGTTTCTGCTGGAGTATCAGCGTACTCAGCATGGAAAGGTGGAAAGGAAGCAAAGAGTCAGGCAGGATATGAAATGAGAGCCGCTGATTCTGGTTTGGAAAGTTTACGGCAATCTTCTGAAAGTCTTGACAAGGCTGTAGAGACAAAAAGATTAGCTGCTGGGCAAGATTATAGGACTGCAGTGGAAAATGTGTCCATGCAGACTGGTATGCGTAAAGAAGATTTAACGAAGCAAACTTCGCAGGCAATACAGCAGAGTGGATTGGCTACATCTGGAACTATAGAAGGAGGGAGTTCTCGTATGTGGGCTAGGATTCAAGCTTCCCATGAGGCAGGTAGAGAGGGATTAACTGCCAATCTTGGTAAGGCAATGGGAGATATAGAAGGTTGGTATGAAAGTGAAAAATCTAGAATTACCAGCGAAACAAAGAAATTTGATAATCAGAAGAAGCTTGCAGCTGAGCAGCAGAAGGGTCTTTTTGGGTAAATTATGGCAACTGAAGCAGACGTATTAAGATCAATAAGCACAATACTCGAAAGTGGTGAGCGTAGAGAACAGTATAAAGTTCAAAGCGCTTTAGCAATGATGCAGTTTACTCAACAAAAGAGGATGCAGGACATTGCTCTTACTAAATCAAATCTTGAACTGGCTCAAAAGAGCCTTCAACAACAAAAGCCAATTGTAGCTTCTGAATTCTTGTCAGCTACTAGGCTTGGTAATATATATCAACAGACTGAAGAAGGTGAAACTGCTGAAGATGCTATATCTGATATGGTGAAAACCTTGAGAAGTAAGCAATATCTTGGTAGAAAATATGATAAGAACAAGGCTAATGCCATTGCTGGGGCTGTGTGGAATTATTATAGTGCAGAAGACCCAACCTCTATCATAAGATTAGGAAGTAATGTATATGATGCCAGTATTGCAATGGAGGCTGGAGAGCAAACTCCGGCTCAACATGATTTATTTGATGCATTTATGAAACTTGGAGTCACTGCTGACTTAAAGGATATATCAATGGCAGCTAAGAAAGCAAGGGTATCAGAACATAGAATTAGTAAAGAAATATCTGAGTTCTTACAGGGTGATTATGAAATACAAGACCCAATAGGTATATATGCAGGTATTCCAGATGCAGTTGAAGAAGCTGATATGGATAGAAGATTAAAAGAAAAGCCTGCTCCTGCTGAGTACACTGAAATGGAAACCACTCGTCTTTCATTGAGAGATGCTGAAGGTAGATATAAAGGATTGCAGAATAAGATGGATACAAATACAGCTACGGATGAAGAAAAAGAGGAATTTTATGAATTGCCGAATCTGATGGATAGGTTTAGAAGTGAATTGGGCTCTTCAAATGAGTCATTACAAGCTTCAGTGCAAGGCGAATTGGATGATATAGATAAGCAGATAAAAGATATGATAGATGCTGGGTTATCCAGATCAAGACAGTATGGAGAAGTAAAAAGAAAGAGAATTGAAAAAAGGAGAGAAGCTCTGGGTCTATCTAGACAAGCTGCAGAAGAAAGACAAAGAGAATCTAAATCTAGCGAGATTGAGAGCATAGCTGAACTATTAGGAGTATCTACATCTGAAGCAGAACCGTATTATGAGGGCTCTAAATCAAGAGAGCTAGCCCGCTCTCGAATGTAAATTAATTTTAGGATATACCCATGCCTGAGACTTTGTCGGATAAGCTATATGAACAATATAAGCAAAGAGCATCAGCGTCTCTAAGAGGCGAATCTGCACTAGCTGGCCGAACACAACCAACATCATTAGAACAACAACCTAAAAGAGATATATGGAGTGCAGCCGTTGAAGGTAAATATCCAGAATGGTATGCTCCAGCAGAGGAAGAATCCCCAGCCACTGGTATGTTAAATGCCATTGGTGTAGGTCTATGGAGTTTTGTTGATACTGCATCGTTTGGTGGAGCAGGAGCTCTTGTAGAGGAAGAAAGATTTCTAGATTTTGAAGACCCAGTTGCTAAATGGACAGGTGCTATTGGTGGATTCGCAGGATTTGTCGGAGGGGCTCCATTAAGAGTAGGTGCTAAGATTGCCCAAAAAGCTCTACCTATATTAGGTAAGGGAGCTTTAAAGAGAATAGAAAAGGAAAGTGTTGATCAGGTAGTAAGGGGTATGAAAGAATCTGCTAAGACAGGTGGCCTTAGTAGAAAAGCAACTAAAGAAATTACGACTGGGTATAGGAATCTTGCAAAACAGGCTCAAGTTGACCCAAGGCTTAGAGGCGATAAGTTTAAAGAAGCCACACAAAGATATTTAGCTGAGTATGCTGCAACAGCAGAAGTAGCGGGAACAATTACAAGAGCCGAGGGCGCTGCTTTACAAAAAATGTTTGAGAATAATATATTTAATAGACCAATACAGGACTTTATTGGATTAATGGGGGCTAGGGGTTTAGCTCAAACAAGCCCACGGCTTGCTAGAGTTATAGGACATTCTTTAAATGATTCGATAATGTTTGGAGCTATTGATACAATATTTGAAGGAGTGTCAATGGTGGAAGATGGAGACTTTGATCTCACTGCTCCTCTTTGGGGTGCTGGCACTGGAGCTATGTTTGGCCAGTTAAGTTGGTTAAAGCCAAGGGGCAAAGCAGCTTCATTCAAGAAAGATTTTATGGCTGGGGTAAAGGATGTTTTTACTAAAAAGCCTTTTAAAGACTTAAGTAGGGATCAGCTTAAATCTCAAGCTAAATTTTTAGGTGAAAATATTATAAAGGATGGTGATTCTGCTAGTGTAGTATTTTCTCATGGAGGCATAAGAGGTCAAACTTTAAATCTTAGTTCTGACGGATTGTGGGGTGAAATGAAAAGAATTTGGGGAGATAAAGCTGATGATGCGTTGGTTGCTCTTTTAGAACAGCAAAAGAATAAGTTTGGCAAAAAGATGATGAAGTATGCAATAAACGAGGAAGCCAGTAATCTTATGCTAAACTGGAGAAGGATGATGCTTGGAGGAACCTTATTTAACGCTCATACAATATATGATACATGGGCTCATGGATTAGAACCTGGTATTAATGATGTACTACCAAGTTTCTTGATTGGAGCATATGTCCAAAGGCGTTCAAATCCCAATAAGTTTGATCTTAACAACAAAGGAGATATGAATAGACTTAGAGGTAATATGGTGATATTAGGAGCTGATCCATCTCAACTTGCCACAGTCCCATCATTTGATTTCCGTCATAATAGATTTGAAAGCATATTTAATAATTCAAAATTTGAATCAGTTATTGAATTAGCAAGAGATTTAGAAATAGGTGGGGATAATGAAACAGTTTCTAAACCTTTAGCTGAAGGAACTGCCAGTGCAAGAGTAAAGCCAAGCCTATTATTTGATGAACTTCTTCCACAATTAAGAAATTTCTTTCCGAATATAAAAACACTTGATCAAATATCATCACAGGATGCTAAGACAATTGCCGATGCAGTTATAAAGATAGACTCTAATTATGGGAGTGAAAAGGGTAGGCGAGAATCCAAGGAGAAAGATTTACTTGAAGTTCAGAAAAACTTTGAAGACTCATTTCCTATGTTGATTGAAAGTATTAATGACCCGGAAAATGTTTTAGGAATAAAGCCTGAAAACAAGACAGATGGTTCCAGAATATTATTGGTTCCAGATAGTGTTGGTGTTAGTGAGGAATTAAAACAAAAAGCAAAAAAGGGAGAGCTTTTTACTATTAGAGAAGGAAAAAGAGTACCATTATTTGGTTATGAGGCTGATGGAACTACTCCAATAAAGGGAGATGAGGCTGTTGATTTATTATATAATAAAATTGACGGTTTTCAAACTGCATTAACAGCAGCTGATCAATTGCTCTTGGCTGAAAAGGACACCAATCCAAGTACTGGCACGAAAACAATTGAATCTGAAGCGTTATTAGCAGATATAGTAGAGAAGGTTATCTCTTTTGAGCGAAATGTGGAGAGTAAATTTCCCGATAATTCATCTATGGTTGATAAGTTTTCAATAGCTGATTCTTACTTTGATTACGCAGACATACTGCAAAGAAACCATGCTTTGAGGATGGGAAAATCTGTTATTGATACTTTTACAAAACAAGACGATGCTCTTATTGGCCTAATGCAGAGAGCTGGTGTTATGCACAGTCCTGAATTAATTGCCAAAAGTTATATAGTTGATAATATAAGTAAGGTAGATATAGTAGGGACAGAAGATGCGGATCAATTATCAAAAGACAGAAGGTTCTTATCCAGAGTTTTGCAATTACAAAGAGCTGCCAGTATTGGTCGTGATTTTGATATATGGACGATTCCTGACACTCCAGAAGGCAGATTAAAAGTAGATGTTAAGGACGTTAATCAACTCAGAAAATATCTTATAGGAAAGGGTATAAAATTAGACAATATACCAACCTTTGTTCAATCAAGGCTAATTGGTCAAGCCATTAATGAAAGAGTAAAAGATACAAACCTTACACAGAATCAAGTAGAATCATTATGGAACTTAACTGGGGTTGAGGGAGCCAGTTTTGGGGTAGCGGTTGAAGGTAAGCCTTCAGGCTTTACGGTAAGATTGGTGGACGATGTAAGAGTAAAGGGTCATGACGATTCTAACATGGGTAGACTTGCTAGGGAATATAATGAAATAGTAAGAAAAATGATTGATGACAGCAATGGTCTGGTTGTTTCTGAAGCTGAGAAAATGATAGTAACTGACATGACATATATGAAAGTACTCCACTCATCTGTCGTTGAAGCTGGTATTGCTGATTCTAATCAGAGCGCAAGGTCGATGATAGCAGAGTTTATGACACAACTCGGAGCCACTGAAAAAGGTTGGACTGCATTTAGAGAGCAAATTAGAAGGTTTCACAATGAGAATCCAACTAATTCAGCTACAATGATAAATTGGCTTACCAAGGCTGGAGTTCTTGAATCAATAGATTCTGCTAAAGGCATTGATTGGAATATTAAAAAATTTAATAAAGAAATAAGAGACAAGCTTTCAAGATATATGGAGTCTCACGGTTTTGATGCTAAGTACGTTGAAAGAGTATATGTTGAGGCAGAGCAAAAGGGTAGAGATAATTTATTAGAGGATTCTATGGAAAGAGCGTCTGAAAAACCTCTCGATCTAGCTACTTGGCATAAGAGATACAGAATTGATGGTCAAGATTTAACAAAAGCAACTCCAGATGAATCGAAGTTATTCTTTGATGCTGTTGTTTATTACGACCAACCGAACAGGCTTCTAAACGCAGATATAGTTAACAAATTGCTTGATAGAATACATGTTGATGTTAGAGGTGACAATAGTTGGAAACCTTTTGCTGATTTATCTCAAGGTGAAAAAGATTACATGAGGCCAGGTATTGTTAGTGATATGGTAAAGCTTCTCGGCTCTCAAAGAGCTCAAGTTAGAGTAGATGTAATGAAGTGGAATGGTGGCGATGTTGTAAAGGAATCAGAGACAGTCCAATACTCTAGGTTAAACCAGTCTATGGATAATCTTGAGATTCCATATTTAATTATAGATGGAAGATTTATGGTTGATACTCTATCAGCCGATGGTAGATATATTGTTCAGAGAGAGGTTAATATATTTCATGATTCAAAAGCTTTAAATGAAGTAGAACAAGACCGCATAAGAAATATTCGTAATACATTTGAATCTTATCTTGGATCACAAAGATATTTTTTCCCACAAAATACTCCAGATGCTCGAGACACTCAAGGTAGGAATGGTGAGATTGGGTATCAGTTAATGGAGATTGCTCCTGGAATGGATCCGATTGCTGTGGAAAGAGGAAACTTGTGGAACATAGAACAACCATTCAGAGAATTAATTAATGAGTATGCAGACAGACCTGCATTAGACCATGAAGGAAGGGGAGTACTCAGAGATATTAAAACAAAGATAGATGAAAAGCAGATGATAACAGCAGATGAATATGACCATATGTTAACTACATTACTTATGAAAGATATGTTGACTGGTAGCGATGGCGATAGAACGTATATTGAGTTTTTAAATGGTTCGGACTCCTTCAAAAAAATGAGCAGAGTGAAGCTTTTTAATACCAAGAAATATGTAAGATATGATAAAGATTTTATATTGGATGTTGCTGAGATTCATAAAGATGACCCAACAATTAGTGAACCCCTTAGAAGAATAGCTAGAAATGACGGGTTTGGTGTTACTATATGGAACGATGAAGTACATGCTCAAATAAGGCCAGAGGTGGAGAAAGTTCTTGAGTCAGCAGGTTTAAGAGGCACTTGGAATTGGGATAATGTTATTGGCAATGCTCATGATAAAGTATCTGGTTTTGACAGCATCGGATTTGTTTCAAGAGATCAATTAAGATTCATGCATACAATGACTGGCAATGATCCATATTCTTTTAATGCTATAAAACCTGTTATATCATCAGGCGGAGCTAACTCACCATTACTTCTAGGTAAATCATTATTTATTTATAGTCCAGAACTTGATGGATTTTTTAGAGGTAATAAAGATGTTGATATATTGCTAGCAAGAACTGGAGCGAAGGTATATAATCCAGTCGGTGATCAAGTAGACACAAGCACTCTAAATGTTGGGTGGAATGAATTAAATAAACAGACAAATGTTCCACTTAGAAAAATATCAATTGAATCACTGGGTATAATGCAGAATAAAAATCCAGAGTTTTTTGAAGCTAAACTTTCTCAGGCTGATGCGAACTACATGAATAATAGTGAGTCTGCTAGTATGTTTGAATCAGAGTTTTCGAGAAGATTAGAGACTAATTTAGATTCAATGGCTGATCTAATCAAAGACCCAATTGCTCTTAAGCAATGGGTAATCGAACAGCTAGGGGACGCAGGCACTATTGCAGATGCCATGTCTGGGGAGTCTTCTATAAATACTTTGAATAATTTAGTTAATTTTGCTATGCATACTAGAGATGCTAATGTAATGAGTTATAGCGATAGAATGGTTAGAAATAAATTATACCAAATATTTATGGACAGTGTTATAAATGGACAAAGGTCTGCTACTAACCAGTTTAATAGAGAGGACTCACATAGATACGGTGGCAATGCTGTGTTGATACCGGGTGCAATATATGGATTAAAACCTACTCTTGTTGATAGGAATGGTAAGAAGATAATGACTGGTGAAGTTATGTTGCCTAAATATACCGAAGATTTAACTATCAAAGAGCTTTCAGAAGAGGGCTTTGAAATGAGATTTTTGAGGGAAGGAGAGGTTTTAACTGGAGATCAGGTATTTAGTAAAGATATTTGGGATATGTTTATTGGAAAAGAAGAACCAATAGGTGCTAGAATAGGTGAAATAAAGGAAGTTTTGGATGAGTATGTTAAGTATGGCGATATTCCTGAAGGTACTACTGTTGGTATTATGGTTAGAAGAAACCCGAGAACAAGACCAAATGATTTTGCTTTGATGTCATTGAAGGGATTTTTAAAAGAAGCATATGGTAACTCTGTGGCTGTTAATTCACTTGATGTTGCTAATGTAATGGAAGGCGATTATGATTTTGACAAAGCTGATTTCTTCTTTTCACATAGAAAAAATATGTGGGATCATGTTCAAAGAGCTTCTGAGTTTTTTGTTCAGGGTATTGACCCTACTAGTTATATGAAAGACATATCTTGGAGTCTTGGTATGAGTGCTGGTGAAGCTAAAATTAATAAACACGAAATGATTGCTTCATCTAATGTGTATAAATCGGGTATTGGCCTTGTTCAGAAAGTCCCAAGAATGTTAAGTTATTTAGGGAATATTGGAACTGAAGGTAAAGGTCACCCTGATATTGAAAAGTTTAACAGTCTAAGGCCAAATGAAAAGTTTATAAATCCTAAAATTATATTAGATGGTATTATTAATAGAGGTAAGGCAGAGCAAGAAGATTTTAAGATTGTTTTAGATTATGATAATCTAGACTTCTTTATGAGGTCAGCTCTAGAAACTCAATATATAATTGACGCTAAAGGTGAATTAAATCCAGAGATTGCTCAAAGCATTAGATCGTGGAGGTCTGAGTTTATTTTCCCTGAGAGAAAAAATTCTTTTACCCCATCAGAGGCAAAGAATAAGGGTTCTGAACTTGTAAATGATATGAGAATTGGAGGTAACCATCAGGGGAAGCGAGTTAGAATTTTTAGAAAGATGGTAAAAAGGAAAGATGGTGAATGGAACGAGATTAATTTAAGTGAATTAGATAAATCTATAATTAATCAAATGTTGTTTGAATACGGCAATTTTCTAGGAGTTACTAGGGATTCTGTGTATGAGAACACTGGAACTCAGAAGAAGACTGAATATATTGATGCTTTTAATGGAGCTGATAGGTTTAAGAGTTTTAATAGTAATCTAAGTGATAACTTATATTATAAGTTAAGAAATAGGAATAATAAAAAGGGCAAACAATGGAAGAAAGACCCGGATTTCAATTCTTATTTCGATGTAGAAGATAAATCTTGGACTAAAGGTAAGGGAAAATATAAGAAAAGAATCCCATGGTTTGTTCCTACTTCTAAAATTACACATTCAGACTCCGAAGGATATGCTTCATCTATAGCAGACGGCACTAGAGGAGCTCCGATTGACAGAATAATGATGAGGTTTAGAAACGCTGATCCACTTAATACATATAAGACTAAAGTTGTTGGCACTGCTGTAAATGAAGTAGTCGATGAATGGTATAATGAATTACTTGGAGGTGGATCATCTTTGACATCAAGTGATGTTGATGGTATTCATCAGAGGTTTATAGACAAGGCAGATAAATTAACGAAAGGAGTTGTTAAGGGAGCTTCAGATTATAATCGGAAAGCACAGTTAATAAAGAACGTAAAGAAAAAGATTGTCCTTATTCAAAATAGCCGGATGAGATATGATGCAAAGAAAAAGACAATGGAAAATTTAAACTCTCTTATTAAAAAGATAGAGTCTGAAGTTGGAGCTGGTTTTCTAGGGGAAAAATATTTAAAAAGTAGGAAAGGTAAAGACCTTCCTGAAATTGAATTTGTTATGGCTGATGAAAAGGATATGATTGATGGTACTATTTATTATAGTACAATGGATATGGTTAGAAATACACTGCCATTTGATATGAAATTAACCTCTAAAGGTCAAGGGGATTTAGACTTTATTAAAAAGATAAGAAAGTTATTTTACGGCAACAGAACTAGAAAGAAAGACTTTCTTGCTTTTGGTGGAAATACATTATTAACAGGTGATGAGTTAAAATTGTTAAATAATTTTCCAGATATGTCAACATTTTATGAGATAGAAAGCCAGGCTTTAGCCCAAGGGTTTAAAGAACACGGCCCCGCATTTCTCTATCAATTTATGACACCTGCTCAGAATAGAAAAGCTGTTGGAGTGTTTAATAATAGACCAGTAAGTGTTCCTTATCAAGCTCAAGAAACATTTGACCCATCTTCCAGATATAGAAGGGGAATGAGGCTTCTTACTGGCGTTGCTCACGGTACTTTAAAAACAGACGCTGAAACAATGCGTTTGGCTGGCGAAGAATTGGCTATGATACAGTTTATCGAATCTCAGAACGAGAGGTTCTTTAACAAACGTATTGATAGAAAGAGATTGGTAGCGGAAATTGTTGGAGCTGAGAGCATAGACTTAGGTGGAATTGGTAGAGCAGCTAAGGAAATGATATATAGCGAAATGAGACTTCCAAATTTTGATAGAGATTTTGAAAAGCTGTTTGGTAATTTTGATTCTATTAAGTGGAACAGAGATAGCATGAAGATATCAAGTGGATTCAATTTAATGAATGATCATATGTTAGATTTCTATGCAGGCGTTATGAAGCTTGCAGGTAAAGAAAAAGAATTTGAATCTTATCTAAATACAATGCACGATATAAATGCTCAGTATATAGGATATGATTTCATTGATCCAATGCAATATCTATCTATAAGAGCTGGAATGGATAAGGAAGTAAAGAAGATTGCTAGAGATGTATTTGTTGATGGTATATTTAAAACAGAATTGAACAAGAAAAACAAAACAGCAATGGATATAGCAAATAATCCAGTGTATGCTTTAATGGGTGGAGCTAGTTACTTTAAGGGAGTATCTCTAGAAAGAGCTCCCACAAGAGATATCAATAGTTTAAAACACACTAAAGAATTGGCTGACACAATGCAAGAAATGAAAGATAATATCAGTCCTAATAGTTATGATGCAGAAAGTGCTTATAACGAAGCAGGGAAATGTTGGTAAATGAGGAAATAATATGGCTGTAGACTGTGGTTTAGTATCTAAAGAGTATCGATCATTACATGAAGGTATTGGTCTTTGGGCAAAAAAGAACAGTACAAAGGAAATATTTAATAATCCTTTTGAAGCTGCTCTAAAACTTGTTAACTCAAACTTCAACATAGAGTTGAATCATCTGAGATACATTAAAGACTTAACTCCCGGTCAGGTTAGAGGTTTTCTCGCAAGGCTTACAGAACTAACTGGGAAAGTTAAGCAAGGTGATCTTGATAATAATTTTGCAAAGTTTTTTTATCAGACTGGTCACTATGGCCCCAAAGACCCTGTAATAGGTAATCTTCTGAATGATATGCAGAAAGTTCAGCTTAATAATAGGTCTAGTGATGTTGCTGATAAGTCAGATATGAAATCTATTGTTGATGAACTAAGAGATGAATCTATTGCTAGAGGTTTTGAATCGGCTGGAAGACAAGGAGCTGAGCTGCGAAGACAAAAGCTTAAAGAAAAACGAACTGAGGCAATGGTTGATTATAAAAACGCAGAACTAAATAAGGATTTAGGAGCAAGAAAGGCAGCTGAAGAAAGAATACACGAAATTAATAAAGAAACGGATAGATTAATTAAGAGTACACATTTAAGTGTCTACGATGAGATGATAAAAGTTATAGAGGTTGGCATACCTGAAGCTGTTACTGCCAAGTATAATGAGATAAAATCAGAAGCTTATACTGTAACTAAAAAAGGAAAACTAAAAGTTAAAGATAAGAGAGTAGCTGCAAAATTTGAGAGGATAGAAGAACATAAAGAGATTTTACGTTTAAGTGAAAGTGATATAGCAAGACTAGTCGTAAGGCCAGATGGCACACCATTAAAAGAATCAGATCATCTTTACAGAGCAGTTGTAACGTATCAAAAATTAATGGGTAGACTGTACAATACTCTACGCAATGGTATTAATAAGAGAATTGATTCTGTTATTGGAAGAATGGAATATTTGGGTCAAGCAGACTCTGATGATGCTAAAGGTCTGAAATCTATACGAGAAAGAATGGAAGAAAAGTATATGCCTAAGTATGAAGAGGGCTTTTATCCTCATTATGTTAAAACATTAAACGCTGAATTTATGGATGGTATGATGCAACACTTTGATGATTTGCAGAGAAGTGTTAACGGTAGAGATAAAAGTGAGAAGAAATCTGTTAAGGATGTTATTAATGGAATGAATCTTTATATGAATGAACATACCAAAGCTAGAGCGAAGGATTTAGAGACTGGTAAGTTTGGATACGATTATAGCAGGGACTTTTTAAATTCAGTTAGAAATTATGTTTCTGATGTAAATAGATTCAACTTTATATCATTTATGGACGGGCACATGCTTGAGTCACTTACTTCTGTCGAGCGTATATATAAGACTGACGGAGCTGCTAAAGGATATGCTAATAACCTAGTAGACTTCATAACTGATATGCATATGGCTACTAATGGCGATACCACTGTTAGTCCTAATACAAGAGCGTGGATGAGAACTATTTTAGGTCTTGAGTTTGTATCTAAATTGGGATTGAATCCAAGATCAGCTGCTAGAAACTGGTTTCAAAGGTTACTTGACTTTGTAACGTGGTCTCCAGTTCAGATTGCAAAGAGTAAAAACTATCTTAAAGCTGAAATGATGCGCGGGCAATCTTCTGAAAATTATATAGATAGCGTTCTAAAAGATAATGGATTATTATACGATGAAGTTTCTCCAGAATTTATTGAATCTGGATTGCAGGCACCAGCTTCAATGTTTAAGTTAATTGAATGGAATAATAATTCTGGAAAGTTTGAATCTGTTAAGAAGTCTAGGATTGAAAGAGTATCTGAAAAAGTATCTTGGGCTGCTGGTAAAACTTCGTGGTTACACAGAAAAGCTGAGAATAATAATAGAAAACATACATTTAAGTTAGCTTACTCTCAAATGCATAGGTGGATGAGTAATCCTCAGTTTAGAGTTTCACTGACTGAAAAAGGTAAGACCCCAGATCAAATTGCGTCTAGAATTAGAGCTATTGCTGAAAGATATGCAGTAAAGATGACTATCATGAATCATTTTGACTATGCTGATTATGCTAAGTCCAAAGCTCTTAGGAGTAAGGTTGGTAGATTTGCTGGTCAGTTTCAACACTTTGCGTTTGAGTTCTTTGAAAGAAACATGAAGATACTAAGAGAGTCTAAGTATGATATATTAGAAGGCAACCTAGTGGGTAAGGATGCCGCGGGATTATCACAGGCATATAGGATGGGATTTTTATACTTCTTAGCTCCAATGATTGCTTCAGCATTTAGTGGTGTTGATTTTACAAATTTAGTTGAACACGATACCGCACAGAGATTAAAACAATGGGCTACATTCTTTCTTGGTGATGATGATGAGGTAGCCGAAGCCTTTTATGGTAAGGGGCCAATGATCTCTACATTTGGAGGGCCAATTACATCTGACATAATTGACATAGGTATTATGATGGACTTAATTGACTTAGATGACGATAGTGTTCTTACATTAATATCTGGAATGGAAAATTATGATCCATATAAAAGTTCATCTGACACTACTAAAAAGATTAGAATATTAAATACATTTCTCGGTAGAGCATTAGAAAGACATATTCCTCAGCTACAGAAAGGTAGAATTGGATGGGCTGTTCAACAGGAACTTGGATTGTATCCCACTGCTGAATCTAGAAAGTCTCAAAGAAAAGCTAAGAAACTTAGAAAACAAATTCTTCCAGCAGATATAGAGAGAGCTCTTAGTCAGTTAGGTCAACAATCGTAAAGCAGTAAAGGCACTGCGGAAAGCCTGAAAGGAACTTATATAAACCGCAGCCACCCTTACTACTTAATTCTTTGGTTTTAATACTGGTATGCATGTCTCACAAAGACTTTTTAATTGTAAAATGACTGGATATAATACCTCGTCTTGCTCCCTTTCTGTTAGTTGACTTTTACATTGATTAAATATTTCGAGGTTGGCTTCTAAAGCCTGTACAAGAATATCAATTTCATTTCGCATGTTGGCGTTCCTTTTCTTTACTTTGTTCAATAAATCCATAGACTGCTATTAATATAGCATCTGCATTATATAATGTAACCTTTTT